TTTTATACCTATTGGAGGTACAAAACCACCATTTTCTCTATAATCAATTTCTCTAACACCTTGTGGATTAGTTCTAATATCTAAACCGGCAATTCCAGTTCCATCTTGTTGAACAGTTCTATTACTGACAGTCATACCTTTTAAACCTTCACCTGTTCTATACTGTTTATATTTTTCTTCTTCTTTTCTTCTATAATCTTCATACTGTCTTTGAAGTTCTTCATTAACTCTTTTTTGATCTTTGTAACTTAAATAACCACCAGCAAGACTTGCAATACCTTCTGGTGATAATAAAGCTTCTAATATACTTTGTGTTGTAGTTTTCTTTTCTTTGTCTTCACTACTTGTTTTTTTATCTACATAACCTTTAGCTAAATTTTCAAAAGCTCTAAGATAATTATTTCCACTTGTTTCTGTACCATAGTCTGGCATTCCATAAGCAGGGAATCCTTTACCACCACTTGACATACTATACATTTGTAAACCAGTATCTAAAAGTTCATTACCGGTACCTCCACCCATACTCTGGAAGCTCGCCGCTAGCTGCGGGTTGCCAGATGCTAAAGCTGCTAGAGAGGCTAAATCTTTTACATCAACTTTTTCAGCAACACTACCTACAAAGTCACCTACTTTGTCTGCTGCACTGCCTAAAAAATCTCCTACAGAATCAACAATGTCACCTAAAAAATAACCTTTTCTAGGCACCGCATTTGTAATTCCGCCACCTCTACGTAATTGCCTGTACATTTGAGATCTAGTTATTGTCATAGTTTTTTGTCAATATACTTTAATTTATATGTTTTTACAATATTATTCAGAGTCAGAAGCGGCCCCTAAAGGTGGCATTGCTGCTACCTTAATTTTTAACGATCTAGTTATATCTTCTTTTACTGTATCTGTCGATGGATTTTTAATATCATCTTCAGCTTCTTTATCTGAATTATACTCTTGATTTGTTCTAGTATTTCTTAATACTACTTCAGTCTCACATTTTACAACCGGTACTTTCTTACCATTTATGATTGTGTAGTTTACTGATCCTTCTTCTTTAAACGCCATGTTTTCTCCTTATTCTCGGTTAATTTCTAGTATAGCACAAGTTCCTTCTATGTCATTAGCACTATCTGCCTGAACTCGCAATACGTCATTTTCTTCTAATATAACTGATCCATCTGATATAGATTGCGAATTACTTGCTGCAATTGTATGTTTTGCAAACGTATATTGTGTGGTTGCAGAGTTATCATAAATATGAGCATGAATTACAACGTTCCCTGATCCAATATTTGCTGCATGTATATTTTGTACAATTGCTCTTGAGTTAGATGGAACAGTATAAACATCTGTTGCATCTGTAGTTGTTAAATCAAATTGTGCATTTTTATATATGTTAGCCATTAACTATTACTCCCTGCAGATTTGAACCAAGTAAATCTTTCTGTTTCTTGTTTTAATTCATCTAAGAATGTTGAATTGAGTTGTTCTGTTATTAAAGCGATAGCTCTATTAATTTGTTTCTGGTTAGAAACATCATACTCTTCTTTTGGTTCCGGTATTCTTATTACTATCTTTGCCATTATCTTCTACCATCCGGTTGTATATCTAATCTCATCGTTCCAAATCTCCAAGACTCAGAATTAGAATCATTTTCAATTTTAATATTAACAAACCTACCTCTAGCTCTAGTATCTTTTTTATCAGTAGATGTTGTAATTGTAAAGGGACTCAAAGCAGTTGTTGTCTCCGATTGTTGAGGATATCTTTTTACAGCTAACGTTACTTTTGCATTTCCTTGTAAGTCTTTAAAATCAGGTATAAATCTTCTAACCGCTAAAAATATATCTCCTGCTGTTCCTTGAGTTTGTAAATCAAAATCATATGATTTTACGAATGATGTAACTGTTGTTGTACTACCATCAGGATTTACCTGGTCCGTTCCTACTTCATGTTCAAATAATACAGTTTGTCCTAAACCAGATTCACCAACAATCACTGGAAATGTACCAGTGTCACTGTCATTAAATTTCGTTGCAAAAGGTTTTGGATATACACTTGCATCAATCCAAGTTGTTCTAGATTCTGTTCCAATATACCAAACACCACCTGGTAATTTTTCTCCACCCGCTCCATAATTATATACAACATATTGATCATTGTATTCAGATCCTTGTGATGGATAATACCAAGTTACTTCTGTAAATTGATTATTTAATCCAGCATAAATTTGTTGACCTTTTGTTGTATCTGCTTGATCATAAACATAATCTTCAACAGAACATGGTAAAGATTTAACTGTACCATCAAACATAAAGAAACCATTATTAGACATCCAAAATGCAACCCCATCAATTTCAACAGCAGCGTTCTTACCAATCAATCCACAGTTTGTACCAACTTGCTCAAATCCAAATGTAAAAGGTGCACCAATAAATTTCATTGTATACAATGCATTATCCGTCCAAACTAGAATTGTCTCTTTTGCTTTTAAGGCTCCAATAATTTTTGTACCATCTTGCAATCTTTGTGTACCAGCTGAGTTAATTGCAGTTGGAGTGTAATCATTTATATCTTCTTGGTCTGAGAATCTTATAAACATATCATCTTGAGTTGATGTATTTCCAATAGTTGTTTCTGTTCCTAAATGAATTAAGTGTCTAGTTGTAGGTGATACTAAAGATACTCTTGTTGCAGTTGGATTGTTTGTTGTCTCAAACCCTGATGTAGTAGTTGAAGCTCTTGTTGTTAATCTTGTAGCATCCCCTGCATTCCATGTAAAAGTTTTTCCATTTGCAATCGTTGCAACTAATACTTGACCAAAATTACTTAAAGACCATAAACCAGGTTCTAGTGATACATCGTTTGCAGAAGAAGCATCTCCCCAGCCGCCTGTACCCCAAGTATCTGTACCCCAACCATAACCATAAGATTGTGCAGCAGGACCTACAGTTTCATAAGGTTTAACATCTATACTTCCACCTGTGCTTACTGTTGCTGTTGCATTAGAACTTTGTGTAATGGTAAATACACTTGAACTTGTAACACTTGTTACTTGAAATAATTTATCTTCAAAATCTGAATCAGAATAACCGGTACCTACTGGTAAAGTTACATTATCTAATAATATAATATCACCTGCATTTAAATTATGACTTGCCTTTGTTATAGAACAAATCGCTGAACCAGATGTTGTTGCAATAGTTGCAGAAGATAAGGTCGCTTTTAAAGGTGTGACGTCATACAATTGACCTTCAAAGTAAATCAATAAAAATTTATCAGTTCCAATTGCAACATATCTATTTCCATCTAAATCAACAAATGCAAACTCACGTCTTGCAACTCCAACTATTGTATCTGTAACTAGTGAGGCCCAACCACCGACTTTTTCTGGTAGTCCATATCTAAATCTTACATTATCACAATCAACCCAACGCTGTTCAGCGCCGGAAGTTGTATCTTGCTTATCAATACCTGGTAAGACTTTAAAATCAATTAGAGCCATCTGTTAGCTCCTATATATTATCTTTGTAGACCCAGCCTCTTGTTGCATTAACATAGACTAATGTAAATGCTGCTGTGTTTGTAGATACTACTAAATCAGAAGCAGATCCTAAAATATTAGAACTATTTCTACCTATTGTTAAATTGTTTGATGCAAGGTTATTACCTGAATCTATAAAATGTACTTCATTACCCACTGATGGTGATGCTGGTAAATTAATTGTAACAGGCGCACCAATACCACCTCCTGATGTATCAACCAAAACTTGATCACCATTAACAGCTGTATAAGTTGCTCCAGGTGTAACATATCCTTTATGTCTAATACCTAAATTAATGTTAGTTCCATCAGAATAAACTAGATTTGTTGAAGCTATCGGTAATACAACCCCGGTTCCTGATACTGTTTTAATTGTTAATGTATAAAGAGACGAGGATCTATCTGTTGCATCCTCAACTACAAAAACTCTTTCAGCTGAATCTGGCATAGTAACTGTTCTATTCGCTGTTAAAGTTCCAGTAAGTTTTAAATAAAAATTTTTACCGTTTGATATCGCACCATTAGATAAAGCTAATGCAACATCAGCTGATGCTACATCGATTGCAATATATCCTGATACTGCTTGCTCTAATTGTTGTAAATTAGTATTAGTGATAGTACCCCATGTACCCGACTTTTCACCTGTTGTAATTAACTCTAATTTTAAATCACTTGAATATGTACTAGCCATTTTTCTCCTTATGGGTTATCTGGATCTATTGGAATCCAAACACCAGTTGCTCCTGGAATTATTGGGTTCCATGATATCACATCTACCGTGTCTGTTGCAAGTGCTAATTCTTCACCTGTTACAAGTACCGTTTGACCTAATACTACTTGTACATTACCAGTTGCTAAATTTACTCTTTCACCTGTAGGTAAAACAACTGATTTACCTATAATTTGAACATTACCTATAGCAAAATTTAACTGTTGACCATTTAATACTACTTGTACACTTACTCCACCTGGATCGGCGAATGGTGAATTAGAAAAAGGTGTTGCTCCAAATAACATTATGAACCTCTACTTGTTTGGATTGGTACCCAAGTTTGACTTGCACCTGGTACAATACCATCCCATTGTCTAATATTAACTGTTGATGTACCAATATCTAATTCATCACCTGTTGGAAGTACAGTTGCTTTTGCAACAATTGTAACTGTTCCGGTAGATAAATTTTGTCTATTCGTTGTAACAGTAACAGTAGCATTTGCTTTGGTTGTTACATTACCAACTGTAATGTCAACTTTGTTTCCTGTAACAGAAATATTTGCATCTGCAACAACTGTAACATCCCCTGTATCTGTATTAACTCTTGATCCAGTTGGAGATACATTTGCACCTGCGGTTGTTGAAACAGTTCCTGTAGATAAATCTACACCACTTCCTGTGACAGAATATATAAACTTAAATGTAACAGAACCTGTTGTAAAGTTTGTCTGTGATCCTGTAGGTACTACATTTGCTTTTGCTGCAATAGTTACATCTCCAGTTTCTAAATTAACTCTATTACCAGATACACCTACAACATCAGCTACATTAACAGTACCTGTTGTAAAGTTTGCTTGACTTCCTGTTACATCAATTCCAGCTCCTGCTGTAACAGTAACTAGACCTGTAGATAAAGCTGTTGCAATACCTGATACACCAATAACATCGGCTACCTGAACATTACCTATTCCAATATTAAATCTACTACCATTTGGTAATATAATTGCTTTACCAACTATACCAACAGTTCCTGTTGATTCGTTAATTCTATTACCTGTTACAATCGCTAATGCATTAGGATTAAATCCTGGGTCTGCAAAAGGTGCTGATGCAAATGAAGTTCCGCCAAAAAACATAATATAAATCCTTAAAAGGAGACAGGGGGTATGTGGTGGTGCCCTGCCTCCATCTAAAGATTATATCATCGTTTAAACCAAGAAGGAAGACCTAAATGTGGACGCTTGTCAAACATATTATCTTTCGCTCCTGGGGTCTTTCGATTGTTATAATGCAGAAAAACTTGTACGCATTCTTTACCTTTAAATTTATTTCTCCAATGTTCTAGCTCACAACCAGAATATACTAACATATCTCCTGGCTTTAGATCTACTTTAATTCCTTTTTTACCTACTTCTCCAGAAGGCTCTAAATATATTGGCCAATCATCACCACCTAGATTCATAGTAGTTGATATTTCACAACTAAATCTATCTTTGTGTCTTTTTAATTCATCGCCTTTTTTATAAATTCTTGCATATGTGTATGCTGGATATAATTTAAGACCTGTTACTTCTTCCATTTTAGGTTGGCATTTTAACATTAATGTCTCCATAGCAATATTAGAATACTGACTATATGTTTCTGGTATCTGTTCATCCTTACCTTCATAATGACCTATGATGTTTTCAAAAGGTGAAATGTATCTAGCGTTTCTACAAGTATCATAAACTTGTTTTTGCATCATAAAATAGTTTGCAACAAAGGCTGCTAGGTCTTTTGATATTGCTTGACGAATGACTGTATACTTTTTCTTCTTAAACATCTTTAGCCATTTCTTTCGGCACAGCTTGTATATTCCAATGTATAAATCTAAAAGGCTCTTTACCAAAATCTACTGCAAACTCATGTTCCAA